ACCTTGGCGATGCTCTCGGTGGAAGGCCAGCGCGCCCGGCCATCGGGCCCCACGCGCTTCGAAGGGTTGAAGGCCGTCGGATCAAGGCCTGCGCGACGCGCGAGCCCCGAGGGCGAGAGCCCGTTCTCGGCGGCGAGCGAATCGAGCGCCCGCCAGATGTCATCGTGTCGCATGGGACGAAATATGTTAGGTCGGCGGTCCCGATGCAATAGGAAAATCTTGCTTTACATTCTATGAAAGAGGCACAACCATGGGTAAGCATCGCCTCCGATGCCACCCCCTGCAAATCCCCCCTCAGAAGGATGTGCCGCTGATGTCCGCCTCCCCCCGCCCCGGCCACTCTCCCGTCTTCGCGACCCTGGCCAAGGCCGAACCCTTCCGCTCGGCCGAGGAGGCCTGGTTCTGGACCATGGCTGCCCTGGTCGCACGGCGCGAGGGCGCGCGCGTCGCCGCCGGAAGGGGCATGACCCTGCGCCCCTGCGAGCCGGATGACGTGGTGAAGTGCCTCGACCGCCTCTATCGCCAGCGCAGGATCGAAATCTGCCACGCGCGCATCCTGCGCATCTGGGGCGAGCGCGGCCTGCCCCCCAGCCCCCGCCACGCGAGCGAGCGCGGCGATGCGCGGCTGTGGCGCGAGGCGCTGTCCCGGCTGGAATTTCCCCTTCGTGTCAAAGGGATCGTGGCTGGCCCCGCGCAGCTGGAGGGCGACGCCGAGGTGCTGCCCTTCGCCTCCCCGCGCGCATGAGGCCGGCCCACCGCCGCGACGAGGCGCAACAGGCCTGGATCATCTTCGCCGGCCGCGCCGACCATGGCTGGCAGCGCTGGTTGCGCCCTGGCTTCCGCCATTGCTTCGCCGCCATCGAGGATGCGCGGGGCTGGACGGTGCTGGAGGCGCTGACCGGGCGGCTGCTGGTGGCGCGGCTCGATGTTCCGTCCGGCTTTGACGCACCGGCTTTCTACCGTCGTGCCGGGATGCTTCCGCTGGGGCCCTTCCCGCTCCATGAGGCCAGCCTCGGCCCTGCGCGAGGGCCGCTGCCGCTGAACTGCGTCTCGGTCTGCCGGGCCGTGCTGGGACCGCATGCGCCCTTCGCCTGGACCCCCTATGGGTTGTATCGGGCGCTTTCCTCTCGCCTTCAGTATAGGAAAAAATGCTTGACCGGGGAGGCTCCGCCCGGCTAGAGAGAGCGGGCCAAGGGGCGAATTGCGTCTCCTGGCCTTCCTCGCTCCCTCCGCACCTTGCGGCGGGCCGCCCCTCCCCGGGCGGCCCGCCGTTTTTTTGCGCGGGCGCCGAGGAACTCCATCCCAGACCGACAGAGGAGAACCGCGCGCATGGGAGGCTTGTTCCGTGCCCCGAAGCCCATCGTGGTGCCCGCGCCCACGCCCCCGCCCGCCCCCGAGCCGGTCAGCCCCGCCGTGGCCGACGCCGCGGCCGAGCAGGCGCGCATCGAAGGGCGGGCCCGCGCGCGCCAGGGCCTGGCGGGCACCATCGCCACCTCGCCCCGCGGGGTGCTGGCGCCGCTGCCGCTCGCGGTCACGCGCAAATCCCTGCTGGGCGAGTGATGGCCATGACCCCCCGCGACATCCTCGACCGCCAGCGCGAGGCGCAGTCCCAGCGCCGCACCCTGGACGCCATCTGGGCCGATGCCTACGCCCATGTGCTGCCCCGCCCGCAGGAGGCCGCCGCGCTGTTCGACGCGACGGCCGCCGATGCGGCGGAACAGCTCGCTGCCTCCCTGCTCGCGGAGCTGACGCCGCCCTGGTCGCGCTGGTTCGGCCTCGCCCCCGCGCGCGACCTGGCCGACACCCCCGGCGGCCAGGCCGCCGCCTATGCGCTGGAGGGCACGGCCGGCGTGCTGCAATCGCATCTGGACCGCTCGAACTTCGCGGTGGAGATGCACCAAGCCTTTCTGGACCTGGTCATCACCGGCACGGGCGTCCTGCTGGTGGAGGAGGCGCCGCCCGGCGAAACCTCCGCCCTGCGCTTCACCGCCGTGCCGGTCCGCCATGCGGTGCTGGAGGAAGGCCCCTCCGGCCGGCTGGAGCGCGTGTATCGCGAAACCCTGCTGACGCTGGCCGAAATCCGACGCCGCTTCCCCTTCGCGGAACTGCCCCCCGCGCTGGAGCGCATCAAGGACACCGAGAACCACCCGCCGCTGCGCGTGGTGGAGGCGGTGTGGCCCGACCGCTTCGGCCAGCGCTACGCCGCCGTGCTGGATGCGGGCTCGGAACCCGCGCTGTTGGCGCAGGGCGGCTTCAGCGACCCGCCCTATATCGCCTTCCGCTGGCTGAAGGCGCCGGGCGAGATCTATGGCCGCGGCCCGGTGGTGAAGGCCCTGCCTGACATCCGCACCGCGAACCGCGTGGTGGAACTGGTTCTGAAGAACGCCTCCATCGCCGTCACCGGCATCTGGCAGGCGGAGGATGACGGGGTGCTGAACCCCGCCACCGTGCAGCTCGTGCCGGGCGCCATCATCCCGCGCGCGCCGGGCAGCGCGGGCCTCACGCCACTGGCCGCCCCGGGCAATTTCGACGTGTCGCAGCTCATGCTGAACGACCTGCGGCAACGCATCCGCCAGGCCTTGCTCGTGGATCGCCTCGGCCATCCGCGCGACGCCCGCATGACGGCGACCGAGGTGCTGGAGCGCTCGGCCAGCGCCGCGCGGCTGCTGGGCGCCACCTACGGCCGGCTGCAGAGCGAGCTGCTGACGCCGCTCGTCGCGCGCTCGCTGGCCATCCTGGCGCGGCGCGGCGAGGTGCCGCCCGCGCTGGTGCGCGAGGGCCGCGTGCAGCTCCGCTACGAGAGCCCGCTGGCCCGCGTGCAGGGCCGCGCCGACGCGGCGAACACGCTGCTGTTCCTCGAGGCCGTCTCGAAGATGGGCCCCGAGGCGCGCGAGCAGGTGGACCCCGCCGCTGCCGCGCGCTGGCTGGCCCGCACCCTGGGCGCGCCTGCCGAAATCCTGATCCCGACCCCCGTGGAGTGAAGCCCGCCATGCAAGACAGCCTGCTGGACGCCGCCATCGCGGCCCCCGCCGAGACCAAATCCCGCCCGGGCGACATCCCCGAGAAGTTCTGGGACAGCGAGCGCGGCGAGCTGCGCGTGGAGGCGCTGCTGAAAAGCTACCGGGAGCTGGAGCGCCGCCTGTCCCAGCGCCTGACGCCCCCCGGCCCCGACGCGGACGCCGACGAGATCCGCCGCTGGCGCGAGGCGCATGACATCCCCGAAGCGCCGGATCTCTACGAGATCCAGATCCGCCACGAACTCACCTCGCCCGACCTCGAGGTGAACCGGCGCCTCTACGAGGCGGGCTTCTCCCGCACGCAGGTGCAACTGGTCTATGACCTCGCGGCCGAACGCCTGCTGCCGCTGATTGCCGAGGCCGCGCAGCAGTTCGAGGCGCAGCGCCAGTTGGAAAAGCTGCACGCGCGCTATGGCGGGCCGGAGCGCTTCCGCCGCGTTGTCCCGCAGATCGCCGCCTGGGGCCGCGCCAACCTGCCGGAGACGGTCTTCGCGGCCCTTTCCACCACCGCCGAAGGCGTGATCGCGATGCAACGCATGATGGAGGGCAAGGAGCCGCAGATGGCCCGCGACGCCGAGCCGCCTGCCGCCGAGGACGAGGGCGAGCTGCGCCGGATGATGCGCGACCCGCGCTACTGGCGCACGCGTGAGCCCGAGATCGTCAAGCGCGTCTCCGAAGGCTTCCGCCGCCTGGTGGGCGGCTGATTCACGCCTTCGGTGACTCCACCGAAGCCGATCAGACGCTGGTTCGGCGGGGCCACGTGCCAACCCCCCCGGCACCGCCCCGCCCTTGGCCGCCCGCCGTTCCTCTCATGGAGTGAGCGCGGGCGGCCCGCGCCCGCGGCGCGCTGATGCGCCGCGGCGGGCGCACCCGTTTCGCCGCGCAGAACGTCCCGTGGACGCGCGCGGCACGGGCGTGCCCGCGTGCCCTTCATGGCCAACACGCACCACGCCATTCCCGCCATTCCCGACAGGAGAAACCCTGTGACCCAGTCCATCGACCAGGCCTTCATCAAGCAGTTCGAGGCCGAGGTGCATGAGGCCTACCAGCGCCAGGGCAGCAAGCTGCGCCCCACCGTCCGCAGCAAGTCCAACGTGAAGGGCGCCAGCACGGTGTTCCAGCGCGTGGGCCGCGGCGTCGCCACGGCCAAGTCGCGCAACGGCGTGGTGCCGGTGATGAACCTCACCTACTCGGCCATCGAGTGCTTCCTGCAGGATCACTACGCGGGCGAGTGGATCGACAAGCTCGACGACCTCAAGACCAACATCAACGAGCTGCAGGTCCTGGCCAATGCCGGCGCCTATGCGCTGGGCCGCAAGACGGATGAGCTGATCATCTCGGCGCTCGACACCGCCACGCAGGAGGCCGTGGGCACGCAGTCCGGCCAGACCGACAATGACGGGCTGACGCGCAGCAAGGTCCTGCTGGCCTTCGAGATGATGGGCGAGGCCGATGTGCCCGACGACTCCCAGCGCTATGCCATCGTCGGCTGGAAGCAGTGGAGCGACCTGCTGACCATCCCCGAATTCGCCAATGCCGCCTATGTGGGCGAGGACGACCTGCCCTGGAAGGGCAGCCAGGCCAAGCGCTGGCTGGGCGCGACCTGGATCCCGCACAGCGGCCTGACCCAGGTGGGTGCGCTGCGCTACTGCTACTTCTACCACCGCACCAGCATCGCCCATGCCTCGGCGCAGGAGATCGTCACCGACGTCACCTGGCATGGCGACCGCGCGGCGCATTTCGTGAACAGCATGATGAGCCAGGGCGCCGTGCTGATCGACGGCGAGGGCGTGGTACGCATGCGCTGCCGCGAAGCGGCCTGATGCCCGCATCCGGCCGGCACCGGTGAAACCGGGGCCATAAACGGCCGCGAAGAAGTCCCGCCGGCCCCCACCGGGCCGGCGGCCCTCCCTGACCCCACACCGGAGTGACACGCGATGGCGCTGACCGCCCTCGAACTCTGCTCGCGCGCCCTGCTGCGCCTGGGCGCGCAGACCATCGCCAGCTTCGACGAAGGCACCAGCGAGGCCGAGGTCGCGGCCGGGCTCTATGAGGGGGTGCGCGACGCCCTGCTCTCCTCGCATCCCTGGAGCTTCGCCACCGGCCAATCCAGCCTGCCGCGCCTGGCCGCCACCCCCACGGCCGATTTCCGCCACGCCTTCCAGCTTCCGGCGGGCTTCCTGCGCGCGCTCTCGGCCGGCGCGCCTGGCAGCGGGCGGGGCCTCGAATACCGCCTGCTGGAAGACCGCCTGCATTGCGACGCCGCGCAGGTGACGCTGACCTATATCTTCCGCCCGGCAGAAGCCGCCTTCCCCGCCTTCTTCGCCGCGGCCCTGGTGGCCCGCCTCTCGGCCGAGTTCTGCATCCCGCTGACCGAGAGCACCACGCGCGCCCAGATGCTGTTCGCCCAGGCCGAGGCCGAGCTTCGCCTTGCCCGCCGTGCCGACAGCCAGCAGGCCACGCCGCGCGCGCTCCAGGGCTTCCCGCTGATCCAGGCGCGGGGCTGACCCGATGGCCCGGCTGCGACAGGTCAAGACCAACTTCACCGCGGGCGAGCTTTCGCCCGAGATGCTGGGCCGCGCCGACCTGCGCGCCTATGCGAACGGCGCGCGGCGCCTGCGCAACGTCTTCATCCAGCCCACCGGCGGCATCACGCGCCGCCCGGGGCTGCGGCATGTGGCGGTGCTGCCCGGGCCCGCGCGCCTCGTCGCCTTCGAGTTCAACAC